CACCTACTGTTTCAGTAGTAGTCGTACCCTCAATAGTATCCGCTACAATTTTCCCAGCCATTACGCTAAATCCCCATGTATTGTAACTGCGTGGTCTGTATCAGAGTCAGATAAACTACCACTACTAGATGCAAATATTCTAAGTATAAAATCTGTAGTTCCTGTGTCATCTACTGCTGTACCTCTATTATAACTACCATCGTGATTTGTCATATTAGGAACTGCCGATTTTACATTAGAAAAAGGATTACTTACAGTTAATGTATTTAATCCTGTTCCACCATCTGCTACAGAACTTACATTTAAACTTGATGCTGCATTTGCAGAACCACCTAAAGTTATACTTGCTGTTACTTTAGCTAAACCTTTTTGAAGTATTTGAGTTTCACTGTTCTCAAGTGTAATTGTTATTTCACCTGCTGTGGTTATACCTGTAAATTTATCTACTTTAAGTTCACTTGCCATTATGCTAGGTCTCCCACTATCCCTGCTCCAATATCTCTATCTACTGCACTACCATGACTACCAGTAGCAACTTGACCAGATTGCAACACATAATAAGTTGTTCCTTGTCCATTTTCATGATTTGCCCTACTACCATGTAATACTGTTTTTGAACTTGATGTAGAAGTATGTGGATTCATTTGTTGTAAAACTGGAAAAACAGCATTATTCATATTATTTGTAAAAGTGATTGTGTAATTACCTGTTCCATTATCTGTTAAGGATGCTTGATTTAAACTATCGTGAACAGTAGTTCCATCTTCTTGCATTACCCATGCTTTACATAGACCTTGTTGGAGATTGGTTGTAGCACTACCTTCACCTTGAATAGTAATAGAACCTGCAGTGCTTTTTCCTTTTATAGTATCTACATTTAATTGACTTGTCATACTATACTCCAATAACCATTAACAGTAACAGTTGCGTTCTGTGTTATAGGACCTGCACTAACTCCATTCTCATCACTATCTATCGTAATATCGGCACTTATAGTATTGCCATTTAATCTTATAATACTATTGTTTCCTTTGAAGGGGTATCTTGTATCTGATTCTGTTTTTGTATATGAGTTAGCTACAGAGAACGTATCGTAGACTATCATTTCAACAATATCATTTAAAGTTGCACCTGTTCCCAACACAACAGATGTTCCTGTTGTTGCTGTATAATCAGTTCCTGCTTTAAGTAATACACCATTCTGGTAAACATCCATATACAAACTATCTGGATAACTTAACGTAAGTGAATTAGCGTCACTACCAGTAAATGAAGTTTGACTTGCAGTTGCTTGATATACAAATCTACTTCTTACTCCAAATTGTTCTGACCTTCCTATGTACGGCATTATGCTAAATCTCCTACATTTGCTAACATACCGGGAGCTTGGTCTGAGTAACCACCACTCTCACTAGAATTTGAACCAAATTTGGTTCTATAATCTCTAGCTGATGCTGATAAAGCCGTTCCATTACTTACAGCATCACTGCTGTTTAATTGTGTGTCTATACACAATCCATTTTGTCCTCTAGCAGTGGTATATTGGTTTTCTGCCATCCCAACACTACAATAAACTGTATTATTAAAGTTATTAGTAAAAGATGTTGTAAAATCACCCGTAGAATTATCGGTTATAGATGATTGATTAAAAGATTCTTTTACGGTGTTTGCATCTTGGTTATACATAGTAAAATGTTTAGTCAGCCCTTGTATAACACTTGTAGTTGCTGAACCCCCATCAGCGGTAGCAACTAAACTTGTGCCTAAACTTCCTAAACCAGAACCAATAACTTGTGTTAATGACATTCACTACCCCTATGCGTAAGGACTTGTTCCTAATGTACTTGTGTCCCAAGCTGCTTTTAACTTTGCAATCGTATCTGCGTCTGATATTGCTTTTGCAGCAGGTGCGTCTCTCAATGCAGTTTTAGCATTTTTAGCTGCTGTTTGAGCAGAACTATCTCCTGCCTCTAATGCTTTCATAAAGGCAACATCTTGTGCTTCAAGTAAAGGTGCTCTTACTTCTCTTATTTTATCTTTAAAAATTACTTTAGCTGCTGTTACATCTTCTGTTATTGTTTTACCAGATAAACTCCAAGCATTTCTAAAATGTCTGTCCGATGGTACAGTAGCGGTAGAGGCATCTATGCTATTACCATCTTTATCCATTATCATTGTTTTCGCCATATTAAATCTCCTATGCTACTTTTTGGCTTTTATTTACATTTTCATCAATCTTCCAAGCATTACGCCATACTCTTGTCGATGGAAGTTGATCTTTTCTACAAATTACTAATCTTGGTCTATTAGCTTTTTCGTAATCTCGCCACACTCTTTGTGGTATATCTTTCATAATTAAATACTCTATTGCCTTTTCTTCTGTCATCGCTTCAATCGGTTTTGTATTATGAAGCAAGTAACCTCTTGTATGTTTTTTAAAATCTGGTTTTGCTTCATCTTTAGCTAATTCCCAATATACCTCAACTGGAGGTAAAATACCACCTTGTAATGCACAAGCCATCCAATTAGGGTCAGGCACAGTTACCTTTGCACATTCTTCTGGTTTATCGGGGTCTTCCCATACCACACGATAATCAGATTGTTTGCCTTCTAACTTTTCTTTCGCCCAACACAATCTGTCCCATAAGTGTGTGCCTTGAAAGTCTGGTGTTTTTATTTTTGTCATGCTAAATCTCCACAAATTTTCATTTCTGTGTGTGTTATATTTGCCTCTGATGCAGAGCCATCTGTTGTTGACATCATTCTTACTTCAACTGCACCTGCTGCTTTACTTGGACTTTGTACCATCATTCTAGGATTTAACCCGTCAACAGTCATTCCCATGCTTGATGAATATAAAGCATTACTAAAAGCATTGGTAAAGTGTATTCCATAGTCTCCACTTCCATCATCATCTACAGAGCTACAGTTAAAGCTATCGTCTTGAACTGCATCTACTCCTAAGGTAAACCAAACTTTATTTACACCATTAAAAATGTAACTTGTATCAATAGACTTCTCTGTACCAGTATTAACTGAATCAGATGTTGTTAATGTATCAAATGCTATTGTTCCGTTTGCCATTATGCTAGGTCTCCAAATGTTCCTAATGTAGCTACTCCAAAGTCAAAATCAGTATCATTTGCAGAAGAATTGCTATATCGTGTTTCAACCCTATGAGTTGCTGCTGCTCTATGCCCAGTTCCATCTTTTGTATCAACTTGACCTGTAGCATTTAAAGAAGTTCCTGCTGTATATATAACACTACCAGAATGATGATAATTAGCACTAGCCATGTCATTAGAATGAGCAATAGTAAAATCACCTGTGCCATTATCAGTAAGACTTGCAGTATTTAATGAATCAGATATTGCACTACCATCTCCGACCCAAACGCACCATGTTTTACACAACCCTTGTTGTAGATTAGTCGTGGTAGAATTACCCTCTCCTGTAACAGAAATAGAACCTGCTGTGGTTGTGCCTGTT